TGAGTCTTGAATGTTAGAGTCAGCAGAGACAGGATTGTCTACAGCGCCAACCAAACCTGAAGGACCACGAGTTGCTTGATCACCGGCAGCCGCATCAGTTGCAGAGTCACCAGAGTAAGCAGTGATTGCTTCGTTGAACAATGCTTCAGTGTCAGCGGCTCCAGCACCAGCGTTGCCAGTCTTGTAGCGTGAACGCATTGCAAAGATCAAGCCAGTAGGACCATTCATTGGCTGAACACCACATACGTCATATGCCATCAAGTTAGGCATTGCTCGACGTACAAGAGCGATCAGTACTGGGTTCCAGTTAGCACCGGGTGAAGCGGCTGAAGTAAAGCCAGTTACACCTGAGTTTGAGTTAGCCGCAGTTTCGTAGAGGCCTTCTTGCTCACGAAATGCTTTTTCTTGGTTTTCGAGAACGGCAGCCGTTACTGCACGACGATGGTTATCAGCGATAGTGCCGGCTGATTCTTCGTTCAGTACGGGAGACCACTTCTCTACTAATTGGTCGTATGATTGTACTTCCATTGAGAGTCTCCTTATTTAGAGGTTTTCTTGATTGCGTTAAGGTAAGCAGACATTGCAGAGTTAACTTCTTGCGTTTCGTCTACCCATGTGTCATCAGCGACATCTTCTACGATTTCTTGTGCTTCAACAGATCCCTTCTTGAAGTAAGACTCTTTTACAGTCTTAACTTTAGAAGCGAAAGTGTCTTCGTCTTCGAAATCAAGAGACTCTACTAATGACTTAAGTTTTTCGACTTCTGTGGCAGCCATGTCACGTGACATTTCAGCAATTACTGAATCACGCTGATAGGCTTCCAACTTCTTAGTCATTTCAATTACAGCACCGGTCTGCTCGTTGAGTTTCTCTTCGAGAGTCTCAACAGATTCAGCCAGTTCATCAACTAGGTCTACCTTAGTTTCTGGAACATCGATGTAAGATTCAACGAACAGGTCTTTCAACGAGTTCATGAAACCTTCAGCGATCTCAGTGCGGAGGCCTTGCTCTACAGCGAGTTTGTTTTCTTCCATCCACTGTTCAACTACGTAGTTGAGGTATGAATCAACCTTTTCAACTAAATCAGATCGAGTTGAGTCGAGTTCTTCATCCAGTCGCGATTGATATTCATTCTCTAAACGCTCTACTTCTGAAGAGATTTTAGAGTTAATGGCAGTTTCGAAAATGATTGCAGACTTCGCTTTGAACTCATCTGACAAAGTGGCTTCGCTTTCTACCAGTGCGTTGAGATCTTCGCTGAAGTCGTAAGTTGCGTCTTCTGCAACTTCTTCTTCGACAATCTCTTCTACGCCCAACGCATCAAGAAGACTTTCAAGATCTTCTTTCTTCATTGAGTGCATAGCCTTGTAACCAGCGTTAACCATTGCTGCCTTCGACTTAGTGCCATTGCCCTGAGGCGCTGGCTCATCTTTGCCGTCTTTATCAAGTTTTCGCTTGGGTGAGGTCTTCACCCCGTCTTCTGCCTTGCTTACGGACGCAACGCTTTGTGCTTCAGCGTTTTTCATATCGTGCGCTCCCTCCATAACTTCATTAGCAGAGAGATCAACATTTCTTTCATCAGTCATGTCTGACTCCTTGTAAAGTTAGTTTTTGAGTAACGAGAGGAAATTCTTAAACTCACGCACCTGCGTCTCGTAGAGATGCTTACGTGGAGCGGTTCTAATTTCAGTCTCCATCTTTTCAATTGCTTGAGGTTGAATGACGCCATTATTCCACACCCAATCTACACCTTCCATAATGCCGTTAACAAACGCATTAGGTGCAGATGGGTCTTGTACAATGTCTACAGTGTTGAGATGAAAATCATCTCTCACATACATTGCGCCATCTTTTTGCTCAAGACTGCCCATACCACGAGTTGACACGCCTAGTTGAACGCCGCCTTCGAGTAGACCCTTAACGATCTGACCCATAGGAGTATCCAATATTTGTGCCTTTCCCATCACATTATTGCCTTCAAAACGAAGATCAGTAATGCGGTGTGAAACTTTGTCCAGGTTCACAGTAGGACCATCAGGATGATTCAGTTCACCCACGGCTCTGTTTGTGCTAACCTGTTCTTGAACGTACTTGTTTACTGCCGACTCCATAATGGCTTTCGGGTAAACACGTCCGTTTCTATTCTTTTGTTCTGCCTGCGCGAATACACCTTCGATGGTGTACGTCTTGCCCTTACCGTCTTTTGCTTCGGTAATAGTGCATTGAATGTCTTGCTCAGTATATTCTGATATTAGTTTCATTAGAATTCCTTTGCAAACTCTATGCCTGCTTTCTCAGCCTGCTTCTGGTTTTTAAACGTATCAAGTTTATCACCGTCAATATAGACCGTGAAACCACGCTTATCTTTGTGCACCATAACGGTGTGCTTGTTCACCTTCTTGTCGAACACGTGTTCGCCAGGAGGCATTGAACTTTTTTTTTCGCGCAGTTGTAAAAATGTTTTCATAAGAATTATTTATACAAAAAAGATTTTTAAGCGGCGTCTTCCTCTTCCGCTTCTAACTCTTCAGGCTCTTCAGGCTCTTCAACCTCTTCAGGCTCTTCGTCGTTGTACATCTTAGATGCAACACTGACCTTGGCTTGGTCGAGCGCATCTTGCATACGGTCGCCAATCATGTCGTTAAAATCTTTTTCAGCAGACGTAAAGTCTTGCTTTTCAATTGCTTTGATGAAATCGTCGATACGATTAGTTGAAACGTCAACATCATCTGTTGTTACATCAGCAACAACACCAGTATCACCCATATCAACCTCATCATAAGGTATTTGCTCTTCATCCGGTAACATAATTTACTCCTATTTTAATGCTAAGAATTCACCTACAGTTAATGTCTTGTCGACCTTAGTTTCGACAGAGCCCAAGTCACTATCTAGGCTCTTCACTAAACCACCATATGAGCCACTGCCCGTTGTATAACCAATCGGATCAGTACCCCAAACTTCTGCGGCAATCGCTTCACGATCACCAGATGACAATGTTGACGTGGCAACAACCTGATCAACAATGTTTGAACGTGTCAAGTTAACTGATACACCTTCAGCAAACAAGAATGGGTTACCACCCGCTTCTCGTGTGAAGATGTTACCTTCAACCGTCAAAATATAAGGAACTTTACTCGGTGCAGGCTGTATACGCCAACCGTTTTCTAAGAAGAATGTTGCACCAACGTTCAGTGTATCGTTGAGCGGCTCACCACCAATTGCTGAAATGGCTCTTGGCCAAGCCGCGCCGTTTGGACTTTCTACATTACCTCTTACCCATTCTTTCCATGCAGAATAAATGTCTTCTTTTACGTCAAGATTGGTGACACCTTCAGCAACGTAGATAATTTTGTTGAGTCCGTCCCACGCAACCTTCTGATCACCAAAAAGGTCATTGGCTGGATCATATACACTCCAGAATTGCCAGTTGCCAAAGGCAGCCGTGGTGAAAAATCCCATTACTGGATAATCTCTTTCCAGTTAATCGTTATCATCAACTTCACATTGTCGTGCAGTATTGTACGAGTCTTCGCATAGAAATTCCAAGTGAGTCGTGAACCTGTAAACCCTTTGATTGTACCACCCGATGTGTAAGCACCGAATGCTGTACCGTCAACACCTGTTGCCTCATCAATGTTACCTGATCCATCTGAATCGGTGTACAGTTCAAACGATGTAGTGCTGGTTGGTTTGATTAGATACTTGTTACCGTTCAACTGAGTCATACCACCCACATCGTTGATCTCAAGTTTACCTTGATATCGGTTAGTGTTCAATGGGAATGTTACTGTGTGAGGTGAAGGGTTCTTGAACTTCAACAATTCGCCTGTTGTGATCACCACTGGGTCTGTCTGTGTCGCACCAGTAATTGTGTTCTCTGCTGTACCACCGTCTTCTGAAAAGTTCTTGATCGCCCCATACTGGAAGTTGTTGTATGTGTCAGTGGTACTTGTTTCGTATCTTCCTGCAAACATTTCTTCTAGTCGAGTCAGACCACCTTCGTATGCGCTATCACCAGCGGCAGGATATGAATATTGAATATTTGTACCTGCAATGTCTGTCCAGTTACCGTGGTTCAATATAGAATTGACTTCTGCTTTAAGATCGATAACCGCAGACAAACCGTTTCGTCCATTATCTGTCTGATCGAATCCATACGCACTGATAGATGTGGGCATAAACAACGCACGATCAACTCGACCATCTTCCAATACTTCTTTCGGAGACAACGAGAACAAATACTGCCAATCACTGTCAATGTTTGCTGTGACGGTTTGGTGTGTTGATGCATAAGTAGCGGGTTTACCAAATTCAGTTGCTTCGAGTTCTGTCTCTGACCATACTGACTGGGCCCACGTCTCGATGTAGAGTGATGTGAGTGGTGAGCCAGCAGACTTGATTGATGTACATGAAGGCAACGAGGCAGATTGCGACATAGCCACAGTTTCTTCGTTACCCGCATAGTATGTGTGCATTACAATACGAGTACCATTGAGATAGGTGCCGAATCGAACACGACCCGCACCGTGCCACTGAATGTCAATCCAGTATTGGTTGTTCTTTGATAGATCATAAGTTTGTTGCGACTTACCCGTACCGTCGAGTTTGTCGCCATTGAAATCACTCTGTTGAATAGTTGTCTCAGTCTTCGAACCACTGGTAGATGTACGAATGACTACACAAAATCCTTGGTCAGTCGTTGATGCAGTACCCGCAGTGTGTCCGTCTTTACCTAACTGAAAGAAGAATCCATTGTCTGCGTCAAACAGACCCCATCGTCGAATCGCACCGTTAGTGCCATCACCAGTTGCAGGCGAGTTCACTAAGAATGTGCCCTGCCACAAGTGTGAGGAGCCTGGGATGTATGGGTGATAAGTGTTCGATGTGTTACCACCAAATGTTTGTGCAGTCACAGTTGTATGATCAAAACCAACTTTTACCGACTTTCGTGTGTTATCATAATCGACATAACCACCGTCAATTTCTACCTGAGAGAAGTTGTCTGTAAGTTGTGCCTCACCACCAAACACATAGTTACCCAGCATTGTCGCGCCAGATGTACGCAACTTACCCCATGCGTCTAACTGTGGTTGACCTTCTTGGAATCGAATGTTGGCAGAACCAAGGTTATCGACATCAAGTCCGTGTTCTGGGTTGTCGTAACCCATGATGTTTGTTGTGGGAACATAGAGATCGTGAAATGCGTTGGTTACATTGATCGTACCTGCAACTTGTGCACGAATCGTACCAGTGAAACCATTTGAACGAATATCTTGATCGTTTATCGGAATAAGGTTGTTGAATCGATCCTGACCTACGATGTGAACGGACAGAACACCAGCAGTTGCACCCGCATCTTTGAAGACACCGTGAACGTGAATTGTAATACTGTCACCAGAATTACCGTTGATGTAGTATCGGTCACCGATTACCCAATCATAGTTTGCATCTGCACCATCGTATGGGATGTACATCGTGTGAACCATGTATACGCGGTCGCCCACTGACTCGGGTGGTATCCTTGTAAAATTGCGTTCACCTGCCATTGAAATTTTCCTCGATAGACGTTATATTGGTCTATTTATACTTTTATTATGCTGGGTTTCTGAAATTACGATCCTGAACTTGAGATATCGGGAACGATCTATTATCGTTCGTAATCGTCTGATTGAGTACGATTATAGGATCACTACCTGTTCTAAACACTAAGAAATCAATAACTTCGTTCAACGATGTTGAGAACTGGTATCGTGCATCTTTCTTTTCTACCGTAGTCGTTAAACTATTGGCTGAATTCAATTGCGTGCCAAAGGCAGATGTGAATGATGAAAATGTTGTCTTGGTTAAGATCGCACTTGCAGATGGTGCAGGTGTGCCGTCTACTTCAAATTCATCAAAAAGATTTAACTGTGGATTGACAGTATCGTTTCTTACTGTTACTCTCACAGTATCACCGTCGGCCAGTGCAGTTCCAGCATTATCACCGTCTGACAACACACCGCTAAACGATGATGATCCTGCCGCATTGATCTGAACGAACCCACCGTTGTTTGAATATGTTACACTGTTCGTACCATCACCTACGATTGTGTCTGCACTTACGGTTTCTGTTGTTGCAAGGCTTGTGATTGTGGGTGCAGGCAAAGATGTTGCAGAGTATGGAGATGGATTGTCGAGTACCTGAACCTCAGAGTTTCCTAGAATACCTGAGATTGTCACAACAACTTCGGCCACTACTGTTACAGTACCCGTTCCTGTATTCTCAATTGATGGTACAGTAGATCCGTCTACCACACTGATCGTGATCGTACCAGTACCATTATTCACAAGTGCAATCGCGGCATTTGCGTCTGCACCCGTACTAGAGAAATCACCAGTGCTACCCGCAGTATATGTGACAGTACCAGAGTTATCTGTTAGTGTGTTACCACTCCAAGTCAATGTAATATCACTTGACGATGTGAATGCCGCATCAAACTCAATTGCATGATTTGATCCGTCACCATTAAATTTAGTGTTCGTTATCTTCGCAAAATCTGTGACTGCATTAGTAGTAGATACAATTAAAGACGCATCTGAAGTAGTATTCTCAAATGTAGAACTTGTTATTGTCGCACCGTTTTGTGTGGCCTGTTGGCATCGTCGCAGAGTTGTATCTGTAAGTGTAGTACTGCTCTGAAAGACAAATGTACCCATGTCGTTAAACGAACAACCCGTAAGAGTTAACGTTGGGTTATTAAATACTTCAACATTACATCGTGGGGTGCCAAATCTTAGTGTTGCAGATATATCATCAATTTCAGTTCTTTGTGCAAAACTGAATACGCAGTTAGTAATTTCTATAGTTGATGATGTGTTTCTAAATTCTAATCTATTGAAACCATCATATGTAGCAAATTCATCTGAATAAACTATGGTTCTGTTTCTGTCTTGAAAGTACGTAGAAGATGCCGCAGTACCTATTGATATCACACCTCGTGCAAAGAAACCACCGGGCAATACTTCACCATCAAAGATACCAAATTTATGATATCCTCCATCAATAGTAGTGCCGTTTGGTGCAGTAGCACCATCATTGTAGTCATTATATGCAGCCATCTGAATAAAGTTACCCGAATTGGCACCTTGCGTTCCTATGTTTGCATCGGTTGTTTCTTCAGTACCACTGGTTACTTCTATTGTATGTCTGCCGGCAAATATTCCATTAATAGCGGCAAGTGGGTCTCGACGTAGACCAAAGGTCTGCCCATATGCAAACCCATAGTTATCAAAAGTTGTGAAAGGACCGTTGGTATATTCACCGTTTGGTGTATTACTAGGATCAACAACGTAGTATTTCCATCCACCAACTCCCGCAACATCAGCCCCATCTATGCGATAAAGTGCAGTGTTGGCGTTACCACTTCCTGTACCGAATACAATCTGCACTCCACCATAAGTTGCTTGGTTGATAGTTCTTGAGGATGAGTTTACATATGGGTTAAAGACCCACATTCCCACAACTTCACCTGCCGCAAACGTAGTGTCGGCGGTATCCGTAAAGATAAGTGAGTTTTTGGAGGCTGCCGAGTTACGAGTGTTGATACTGTGAGACGCAATTGCCCGATAGAAAATTTCAGTATCAGCCGCATCTGCGTTTCTCGACTGTGCATAACCATTTAGTTCGGTAACAGTTCCCCCATCACCGTCCGAAATGATTGTGTGGTCAACTGCGTAAGTGCCCGCCATCTTATTCCTCTAATAGTTCTTCTAATTGCCCAACAAGCCCTTCATCCATTTGCTTCTTGAACTCAAGAACATCATTAAGATTAAATGTCCACTCAGATTCGGTTTGAGCACCGTCAACAAACGTTACGGTACCATCATCATTACGTACCATATCGTTCTCTACCTTGAGACCAATGTTGAGGCGTCTTTCGTTATTGGCGAT